CCTTCTCCATTAATGCGATTTTGTGTCTTTAATTCTGGTTCGCCCTGTCCTCGAGCATATGAAGATACGCTATGATTATTTTCAGGAGCATAGTTTAATACTCCGAGAATATATGCTGACGCTTGTTCAGGAAGTTTCATGCACATCACTCGAGATCCCTTTAAAAGACCTGTCGGGCTGAGTCCAATACCCGAAACTCCAGCACTTGTAGTAGGCATCATCACATAAGCTGGTAAAAGATCTTCGGAGTTCACTCTATCAGAATGTCCCAAGATTTCTCTCACCAATACTCTGCCGGTTTGCGGCTCATCCGCTTCTAAACCAAGGGCTGAACCTGGATCTTCTGCTACGATACCTTCAAAGAATCTTGGAACGGCCATCTATCATCCTCTAATTTGCGTGTGTTTGCGGCAATCCACCGATGCCATCTTTCACAAGCTCGAAAGCTTGCATATACTCTGCTTTTTCGTTGAAAGTCAGAATATGACGACACTTTGTGACGATGTAATTACCAGTCGTCATCGTGCTGTCTTCATTTACCGGAGATGTTTCTCCTCTTGTAATACCGCTCGGTTCAGGAAATTGACACTTAATGACATCACCGGTAGAAATAGCACTATCGCCGTAAATCGTCATGTGAATAATTGTAGTTAAGAAGTGAGCCATATAATATGGTAGTTGGTTTTTCTTTTCGGCTCGTTCTGCGTTTTCAATTCTTGGATCAAAGGGAACAATTTGAATATTTCCTTCGTCTTTACTTATTTCATCTTGAGTTCTTAAGCTTGAAGAAACAGATTTTTCATTTAGAGTTTGAAATTCTAAGTTTTTTGAATTAATTTGAAAGTTGGTAATTTCACCAGTAACAGTATTCTTGAGTTTAACTAAATTGCTTCCTGCGCCAATTCTTCTGGCAATGCCTTGATTACCATTTTGAATAAGCTTCGTAGCTAGAATGTTTCTCCACTTTGCGCCAGATACATTTAAATTTGTTAATCCGGATTGCATGAAACACTTATCGCCAATATTCTCTTTGCCTTCTTTGATTAGCATTTCCATGCTCTTAAAAACGAATCCGTACTTGTTTTCAAAGAAGTAAAATGCGTGCCCTTTAAATTCTTGAGACATCGCATATTCCAATCGAATCTGATCGATACACTCGATCGGTGTTTTTTCGGTAAAGTTAAAAGCATGTAGTCCGCGGGTTTTTTCTGCGAACAAAGGTTTCTGAGAATCGATTGCTTCAAGATAAGCTTTTACCATCTTTTCACATTCTATCTTTTTTCTGACGAGTGGTAAGTTACGAACAGTAGCCGACTTCCATACTTCGTATGTCACACATGAAAGTTTATAGACAATAGCTTTGTCGTCGTTAGTAGGAATAACAGGGTCAACTGATACGATATAAAATTCATATCGAATAGAAGATTTTTGATTCTCTTCGTCTGTCGTAAAATCAATTATAATTCTTTTGTCTGTGAAAACAAAATGATTAAACATTCCCTTTGCATCATAGAATTCAAACTCTGCGAGCACAGTTGGATTGAGTACAGATTCATAAATGTTTGCTTGTACACAGACAGGAGTCAAATCGAGTGCTTTACCACATTCAACAGTTTTGGCTGTGGCATCAATCAATAAGAATTCATTAAGTTTAAACTGTCCGTCTCTAATCGAAGTCATATTATGTGCTTATTTGTTGTATGAATTGTTTTTCTACTTCTGCCAAGTAAGAAGACTTGAGAACAACTACGTTTCTCTTGAGTTCGTTTACTTCTTTTTCATCGTCATATGCATTCACTGCATACCAATATTCACTTTCAGCCTCAGGTATATTTTGGCTTAATACCTTTATTTCACTTATTCCTTCTGCTTCATTCACTGCAAACGTTCCGCTTACATGTTTTACAGTCAAGCGATTGTTTTCAAGATCAATATAGTCGATGGTAGCATATGCACTGGTACTCGTCTGAGATACTAGATCTCCAACTTCGAATTCTGATGGCGCAACAGTCAGAGACAATGATAATACTTCATTCGTGGATACTATCCACTCTTCTTTGAGTCTTTCGTAACCGATTACTGTCCCAGTATTTGTAAGTTTTGGTTTCCAATACTTTTGCGTGTTCGATGTTTCATTTGCAACGAGAGAATCATACTGTTGAGTCGTAATAGTTCTTTCGTCTTCGTGCCAATTTAATCGATAGAAAAGAGTAATCGATCGAGCATTTGAATTCGATCCGTATTTTGTTGCAATGTAACTGTTAAAATCTTCTGAAGATTTATAGTAGTCGTAATAAGGATCGACGATGTTATTCGTAAGATAGATCATCCAATCAAACTTCGAAGATCCATAATAGTTATAAGACAAGAGATCCGGCCGCTCGAACCCTTCTTCAAGAGTAAACTGAAAGGTAGAATAGATGTCTCTCTTCGTTTTGTCAGTAAAATCGACACGCGCCAAGATATTCTTGGCAATGTTTCCATCATAGTCTACGATTGGAAATCGATCAAAATATCTTGCCATCTTTAACTTCCTGCTTGTTGTTTAGGCGAAGCTGTAGTCGGCGCTGTCGGTGATATAAATTTATTGATGTTTTTTCCGGTGTCATTTAAAAGAGTTCGCAGTTCATTGCCTTGTTTGCCGGTGATATTATCAATACCTTTTTGTAATCCATCTAATACAGTTTCACGTGTCTCAGCTAAGCGATCTCCACCTTCTCTACCATAGTCGCGAGATGTTTGAATTTGTGTTTCAAGCATTGTCATCGAGCATTCGATAAACGCAGGATGACTTGTACCTTCGAAGAATGCAGGAATTCCTTGCGGGGAGTAGTTCAGTTCGATTGATTGAATTAAACATGGCTGAAATTTAATTAGCTGTGCAGTACCAGCAATCTTGAGTTCAGGTTGACATAAGAACGGATAAGCGAGTGCAGCAGTACCTAGACTGCTGTATGATGGTAAAGAATAAGCTTTCATTGCTTTCAACAAATTCATCAACTGTTGGCTTTCATTCGGATTTCGAGGCGCAAAAGTCCATTCAAATCGGTGCGTACGAAGAGGAACTCCGCTAAACAATGCTTGAATATGAGGATTTGGAACAGCTCCAATTCCTTGTGATATAGCACTACCGATATCTCCTGCTGCCTGAACCATCGCGCCATAAGCAAGTGCCATTGCAGCGTCGGTTGCTCCTTGAGCGGTCAGTCCTCCGGAGAGTCCTAATTGCGCGACATCTGCGACTCCACCTGCCATTCCCTGTGATCCTTCGCCAACACTAATATCAAAAGTTTCTCTTATGCCTTTTGGGAGAGGAAGAGCAAATGCTTGTACAAAATCAAGCTTTGCTACAGTTTGAGGAGAAGGTCGTGAATAGCGCTTAAATTTAAATGCCATATAATATTTTTCACTGATATGATCAGGAAACTGCATTGAAGGCAAATCGCCAAAACCAATCTTATTCGAAGCGCGTTGAATAGCATCAACATATGTTTCGGCGTTAGGAGAAGCGCCGGTGATATCACCACCTTGAGGATTGAAGTTGTTACGAATGTCGGCGCAAGAAGCGCGTTTCATTTCACTTGTAAATGTTTGAAAATACTTATCTTCGAGACCAGCAGTTAGAGAATCTCCGAATCTCGCGGAAAGCTCAGCAGCAATTCTATCAGAAAATCCTATCTTCTTTAACGCTTTGGAAAAAAGATCTTCAACAGCATTTTCAAGTTTATCTTCGAGCTTATTAGTAATATTTCGAAGCGTTCTATTTACAAGCCCGCCAGCATCTCTTTTGAAACTGTCGATATTTACTCTAATAAGTGCCATGTTATCTCTCAAATTAAAAGACTATGATCTTATTTATAAATAGATTTATGGCTTATCAGGGAAAGTTTCGACCAAAGAATACTAAAAAGTATATCGGAGACTCGAACAATATCGTATATCGTAGTCGATGGGAATTAAAGTTCATGATGTACTTAGATTCGCATCCGAATGTCGTGCAGTGGGGGAGTGAAGAGTTAGTCATTCCTTATCGCTCGCCGATTGATAATCGAGTACATCGATATTTTCCAGACTTCATTGTCAAGAAGAAAACACCAGAAGGCAAAATCGATACTGTGGTGGTTGAAATAAAACCTCATGCTCAAACGCGGCCGCCAGTGGTGATAAATAAGCCTAATAAGCGTTATATTAATGAAGTCATGACATGGGGTGTCAACGAAGCCAAATGGAAAGCCGCAGCAGTATACTGCAACGATCGTGGTTGGAAGTTCGACATACTCACCGAAAAAGAACTAGGAATTAAATTTTAATGGCAACTGTATTTGACACCATCATCACACAAGGTGTTCGTTCAGGACAGATTCCTGCACGGACGAACTCTGCGCGCGAGTGGTTCAGAGACACTGCCGGTAAAATAAATCGTATCAATGAGCGTGAGATGATGAAAGGTGACGTCAGTCGTATGACTACTCAACCTCTGCTCGGATCAATGTACATGTTCTATTATGATCCAAAGTATAAAGAAGAGCTTCCATATTATGATAGATTTCCTTTGATCTTTCCATATAAGAAAGTCAAAGGTGGATTTATGGGACTCAACCTACACTATCTGCCGTTGCAGCTCAGAGCGAAGTTGATGGACGGTTTATATGACTTTGCAAATAACACTCGTTATGACGAGTCGACTCGCCTGAAACTCAGCTATCAACTCATGACTCAGGCAGCAAAGCTAAGATGGTATGCTCCGTGCATTAAGCATTATTTGACTTCTCATGTGCAATCAAAGTTTATGTACGTCTATCCATCGGAATGGGATATCGCGCTCTTCTTACCAACAGAACGCTTCGTCAAAGCAAGAAAGAATCAAGTTTGGATGGACACGAAAAGAATGTTAGGAGTTACTAAGTAATGGCATCTCCAATAGTAACAGACACACGCTATAATCAAGAAATTCAAAGATCTGATCGAAGCGTAACGCAAGATGCAAGGTCAATAACTGAAACAACATCAGATAGCACAACAGTCCGCAGCGGCGGATCGAGAACTATTATTGTCCCACCTAGCAGCACAACTAATGCAATATCTCCTAGTCAAGAAGTCAGTGCAGTTGTGCCTTCTTTGTCAACTTCAGCAGCATCAACTCCTGGTGCTCCAACTAGACAACAAAGGGTAGCGTCACCAGCCGCAAAACCTGTTGCACCAAAATCTGCTCCTCCAACTAGACAACAACAAGCCGCCCCTTCTAAGCAAGAAATATCACCACGTGGCGCTAAATTAAATGAGGCCGAGCGCGTTAAAGAAGCAGCAATTACCGCAAAACGTCAAGCAGCTCTCAAGACAGAGATCAGTCAGATCAGGGCCGGCAGCGGTACAGCACTAGAAAAACAAAAGAAAATAAACGAAGCTCAGAAGAAAAGTTTCGCGGTGGCCCAGAACCGGGTTAATGATACACTGGATGTTCAAAGATATAATCGTGTTACACCACACACTCAAGAAACTATACTTAATCGCAGTGAAAGATTACAACGACTTGAAGCACAAGGTAGAATTGAAAGTCCTGGTAAAAAGGGTAAAACGAATAAAAATACAAATACTACCAAAACAAAAAGCGCGAAGACTGAAATTGACAAGAGTATTAATACTAATATAAAACAAGAAGTTGTGACTTCTGATTCTGCTTTCAGTACAGGTGAACGTACTAAAGGCACATTTAATATTGGTCGATTCAGAGCCGAAGTTTCAGGCGCCGACAGCGTACTTCCTACTCACAGCTTCTTAGTAGTCTTTGCTCCGATGTTATGGACAAGATCAAAATTTAGTGCACAGAATCTTGACTCTCTTCTTACGATGAGATGCGATAACGTGGTTCTTCCTTCTGTAAATCTTTTGCAAGAGCAAAACATTCGAAGATATGGATTTGGTCCAGTCGAGAATGTTGCATACGGTGTAAATGTCGGAGATTTTACTCTGCAATTCATCGTCGATAAAGAGGCTTTAGTTGTAGAATACTTTGAAGAGTGGTTAAATCGAATCGTCAATCGCGACTCTTTTGGTGGCGCGAATATGAATAATGATATCGACGGAAGAAAACCATATGAGATCGCATATAAAGATACGTACTCATGCCCGAATGTAAACGTATTCGTATATGACAGATCTCAGAATCAAGTCATGACATACAATATATATGACGTGTTTCCCACTGGAATCCAAAGCATGAATATGTCATGGAGCGAAGAAAACACTCTCATGAAGCTGAACATCACGTTCTCTTTTACCGATCTTCGAATCAATAG